GCTACTGCCGTTTCCGCTGTCAGTGGTGGCATCTGGTCAACGCGTGAGGGAATCATGTTTGCCGGAAATGCTGATAGGGTAGAAGAGGAACTTGCAGAAATCAAGGAGGAACAAGGGGCAAAGAATAGTAATGCAGCGTTTCCTAACTTCAAGGGATAATTCATTACTTCATGTTTTTATAGTACTATTGAGCGGAGCTAATTTAGTTCCGCTTTTTTTATTGCTAAATTCTATATTATAGAATATATTTCTTGGAAAAATTTTATAATTCAAAATTAATTCATATTTTTGCATCAAATAAATGAGATATGAGAATTGTATCACATAAGAAATTGAAAGAGTTCTACGAAACGAAAGGCTATGAAGATTCACGCATAGCTTTAGAACGTTGGTATGATATAGCGGAAAAAGCTGAATGGAAGAACCTATCAGACATTAAAGTAGATTTTCCTGCTGCTGATTATGTAGGCAACCAGCACTATGTATTCAATATTAGAGGTAACAATTATCGACTGATAGTAGTTGTAAAGTTTACAATGGGCTATATTTTTATTCGGAAAGTGTGTACCCATAAAGAATATGATAAAATAGATTGTTCAACCATTTAAGATACAGGATATGAATAAAGTTAGTAAAGAACAATATGAATTTGCTTTGGCAAGAGTAGAGGAACTTCTGCCATTGGTTGATGATAATACCCCTGCAAACGATAAAAATGCGGTGGAGCTTACAGTTATGTCCGATATTGTGATAGCATACGAAAAAGAACATTATCCGATAGAAAAACCGACTGTTGCGGAATTGATAGAGCTATCTCTTGAAGAGAAAGGGATGAGTCAAAAGCAACTTGCTGGTGAGATTGGAATAAGTCCATCGCGTGTGAATGACTATATCTCCGGACGTTCGGAACCAACCCTCAAAATTGCGAGGTTGCTATGTCGAGTGCTGAATATACCTCCGGCCGCAATGTTGGGATTCTAATCCAAAATACAAATATGAAAAAGAGAAAGAAAATAGTATTACTACTAGGTGCAGGTTTTCCTGTAGCATGGGGAGCTCCATTTTCCAAAGATATTCTTGATAGAATAATTGAAGATAAAGAATATATGTATGATAGTAATACAACTTGGGGTAAATTTATATTTGATACATTAAAATCTTTTTATGAAGAGGAGGACGGAGTCACTGTTAATTTCGAGACAGTGATTGCTGCATCGGAATCTATAATGAATTATGTTATAGCGTCAACCAATGAAAACAGGAATTCGTATAATACGTCATTTACTCCTGCTGTTAATGTCCTAATAGACTCCATCCAGCAAAAACTAAATGAGATATCTGATAAATTAGAGAAAAGGAGGCATTTTTATTCTATATACAAACATTTTGTGGATATTGTTATTCAACTCATTAAGGGATATGATGAAAAAGCTTGTGCTGCTGAGTATAAACTACTAAATGAAAGATTGAACGAATTTATTGAATCTTTATTGAACAAGAAATATTCAGTAAAAATATATACCACAAATTATGACGCTATGATACCTCAGATTCTTTCAAAGCGTAAAATATATATGGGGGAACATTTGTTATCTGATTACAGTATTGTTTATAAAGCTGATTATTTAAGAAATAAAGACTCTCATTTAAGTTACTTTTACCTACATGGCTCTATCTATTGGACTTTTAAATTTGTAGAGAATAAATATAGAGTTGTAAAATCTACGATAACTGGAGAGGTGCAATCCTTAACTGCTCAAGGCGGAAATCCGAGTGAGAATTTAATTTTTAGCCCGATAATTGTTGGGTATACTAAGACTCAAAGAAGTCTAATGAATCCTTTTAATATCGGATTTACTAATTTTGCAAATGATTGTAATGATTGCAATAAGTTGCTAACAATAGGGTATTCGTTTTCTGATCCACATATTAATTCTATAATTCAAACTAATGTAGACTTTAATAAAGTTCGGCTTGCATGTATAGGATTCGTTGAAAGGTTTGAAGGTTCTTCAGAGTATACGAAAATAGATTACTTCATAAGAAGATTGTATAAAAAAAACGAGGATGAAAGTTGGTTCAACTCAATTAATAATAATTTTGTTGCATATAAAAAAGGATTTTCTAATTTTATAGAGAATAGAGATAATTGGACTAAGATTTAAAGATTGCTAGCATAAAAAAGGCGTGATTCACTCAGTTTCACGCCTTTTTTATGCTCATTTCCCACAATCACCTGATTGTGGTTTTCTACCACTCCAATTATTCCCCTTTCATTCACTTACTGACTACTTTATATACCGTATTTACGACAATGGATTGATTGTCGTGAATGGGAAGCCTAAATATTTATCAGTCATCTGTATTGGTAGTATTTTTATTTCCGCAAATTGAATCTCAAATTTTAATTCATACGGTATGACAATCTTAGAACAAATTTTGGCAGGGCTGCAACAGAAGTTTACTGGGGTGGACACTGCTATCTTAACCCGAATCGCTACTAAAAAAGCAGAGGGTGTAACGGACGAGACAAAGGTAAACTTTATTGTTGAGGGTATCAGTTTTTCGGACGTGCTTAACTCCTATGGTGATTTCCGTGCCGGGGATGCTTCCAAGACCGCAGTTTCCAACTACGAGAAGAAGCATAACCTTAAAGACGGTAAGCCAATCGAGACTACCACAACCACCAAAACGGAAGAGAATAAAGACGATGTGCCTGCATGGGCGCAAGCTTTAATTGACTCCAACAAGAACCTTTCTGATAAGCTAACACAGTTTGAAACGGAAAAGGCTCAAGCAACACGTAGACAGCAGATTATGGCAAAGGCAAAGGAGTATGGTATTCCCGAAAACTACGCCAAACGATGCGCCATCAAGGACGATGAGGACTTGGACGCATACTTCAAGGATTTGAAGCAGGAGTTCGCAAATGACGGCTTCAAAGGCGTAACCCCTCCCGAATCAGCGGAAGAGAAGATTGAGAAAGAATCTGAATCTATCGCTAAAATGATTGATGAGGGTACGAAAACTATTGTTGAACAAAACAAGAATTAATTATGTCAGCAGGATTTAAGTATGACTTGGTTCCGCCCGTTGAGCAAGAGGAACGCTACGATGTCCAGACCGGCATTCGTAGACGTGGTCCGTTCAAACTTGATACGCAGAACCTGGTAGTGGGAAGTTTTCTTCCCGGATTTACACCGATTTGTGCGGACTTGAAAAACAAGTTCGCTTATGCGGTAATCAATGTGAGAGTTGCGGAAGCCTATACCACTAGTGGAGAGGCTTTGTCTATCAAAGTAGCTAAGAACTCTTTGGCTTATGTGGGTATGTTTGTCGGAAACGGCAAGAAAGGTGCAGAAGTAACGGCAATTGATAAGTCTAATGCCAACTACGATGTATTGACTATCAAGGCTGCTTTTGGTGAGAATATTGCCAAAGATGCTGTATTATTCAATGCGGTTGCAGTTGATGGTTTAAAGCAAAAGCATGTGGCTAATTCGGCTCTGTTTAACCGTACAAAGGTTGAGGACGGAATCACATTGGTTTCATTGCTTCGTACAGCCGCAGAAATTGAACCCTCAAAATTGGTTATGCCGTTCTCCGAGAACGATAAAGCCAACATGAAGGGATGGTTTGAATTTAACGAGTAAGGAGGTAGGATATGTTTTTAACGATTCAAACATTATTCGATGATGCGAACATTGTTTCCGCTATCATCAGACGTGTGAACCAGACACGCAAGGACACAATCTATTGGCAGCAGTATCTTACTTTCCGCAGAGTGACTACTCGTGTGTTCAAAGACTATATCGGTTCTGTAACTGGAGTTATGGCCGGATCCATCAATTCGCGTTTTGGAGAGAAACCCATCCGTGAACGTCGGAACATCGGTTCCGGATATGGTGAGATTGCCTATTTGGGTGATGCTTATCAGATGTCTATTGACCGTCTTTCTGAATTGCAGGATTTGATTGACAAGTTCAATGCCGCTAAGCCAGCCGACCAAAAGGCTGCAATGGAAGAGATTGTAAACTTCCTGGCAGACGACTACCGTCAGATTACCCTTGCCGCCCACAAGCGTATGGATATTATTGTCGGTGCGCTGTTGATGCTTGGTGAAGCCACCGTTTACAACAAAGACGCTGCAATCACTTCCGGTCAGACCAATAATAAACTGCTGGAGATTACCCTTCCGTTCAATTTTATCAAGCCGAAAAGTGGAGATGTGGTTGTGGACGGACAGAATATGTTTATCTCTTATTTGAGAGAGAAACTTCATTCCTTGGCACCGGACTATGGCGTTTATGCCAAGATGGTTATGACTCGTGCATCTTTCAACAAGCTTATTCTTGGTTCATCTGAATTTGGTGAGCAGTACAAGATGATTCTCGGCAGCAACGAAATGAAGTTGAGTACGGGATTGGTTTCCTCTTCTTTGGCTTCCGAAGTGTTCACCGGCATCGGTTTGCCGCGTATTGAAATCAAGGAGGACTACGTGAAAGACCAGACGGGAAAGAATGTGCAGATTTACGCGGATAACCGTATTACTCTGTTACCTTCTGACAACATTGGTTATATGCGCCATCATACCCCGTATGAAGCGACAGACCCAGTACAAGGACGTACTTATACCCCGTCAGAGGGGCAGATGCTTATCTCTAACTACCGTGACAAAAACGGTCGCTACATGGAATATACGGCAGAGTGGATTCCGCAGATTTCCAATCCAGATTTGATAACCAATTTCGATTTGAGCGAAATTGCATCCATCCAATCAGTATAAGGGGGGGGGTAGGATATGAAAGTAAAGGTTATATCAGTTTTCCGCGACAAGTTCACCGGAAAGTATTATACTCCCGGTGAAGTGATTGAAGTCGGTGAGGAAGCCCGTGTGCTGGATATGGAAAGCCGCAGACTTGCTGAACGGATTGAGGCAAAAAATACCGAAGTGAAAGCTCCTGAAGAAAAGAAAGAGGTGAAAATTTCCCTCTTTGAAAAGGAGTTTGAGAAGAAGACTTTGATTGATGCTTTGAAGTCTATCGGTGCGCAGGCTTCCGGCAATATGAAAGAGGAAACTCTTTTGGCTAAGGTTTCAGAACTGGATGAAGAATCAACAGCCAAACTGAAAGAAGCATTAGGTATCGAGTAAAAGGATAGGGTAGTGCTTCTACCCTTCCATTGTCTAATTTTATAAATCAGAAAAGGAATGAAGAATTTTATTTTTGCCATGTGTGGCTTTTTAATGATGTCTTTGGTTTCGTTGAGCGTGCAGGCATCAAGTGTGAAATCTCCTAAGTGTGAATACGTGAATCCATCGGTTGATGTTGGTCTGCCGGATATTCAGTTTATCACTTTGGAAACGGTTCCGGCTGATTGTGTTGTACTGACCATGACACCTCCCGTCTTCTTGGTTGCAAATAACCCGGCTATGATGTGTTCGATGAAAGAGGAAGCGGCTATTCAAGGGATACGAATTAATGTTCCCAAATGTCCGTTCAGATACATCTATAAATCTAAACATTGTACGCATTATAGCTATACCGCATATAGTAAACTGATTACACCATATTGAATGATAGCAGCCATGAGTAACAAGGAGTTTGTACTAAGCGTATTTGATAAGAACACCCCGTCTAATCTTGTAGTTGAAAATATACTTTCAAGAACGGGATTGGATGGTGAAGAACCTTTTGCCGAGGAAAATCGGGCAAGATTAGAGGTCGCTTGTGCAAAGCAAATTCCGTGGATGATACAAAATCCATCTTCGGTCAGCGAAAGCGGATTTTCTGTGTCTTGGTCTAATTATGTTGATAGTCTAATGAAATTGTACTCATGGCTGTGTAAACAGTACGGTTTGAAAGACGAACTGGGTAACAAACCTAAAGTGACTTTCTTATGATATTCGCTCCACACATATTGCAGGTTAAAGTTATCACCCCGATGGCTAAGGATGAGTTCGGAAGACCCATTCCCGGTACAGGTGGTGAATACTGGCAGGAGGTAGGCAAATGCCGTTGTGATGATAACACTACCAAAGAGTTTTCATCTGATAACGGCTCTGTGTATCGTCCGAATTATCATGTGGTATGCGAGAAGAGAATTACTGTCAAGGCTGGTGATGAAGTACGTTGCATGGATGGTGATAGCGTAAGAGGTCAAGGCGAAGTCTACACGGTAAAGAGTACAAACTACTTTAACTACTCGGAATTATGGATGTAGATTTCGATTTCTCAGATGTCGACTCCTTTTTCGATGAAGGAGAATGGGAGGTCGAAAAGAAGATGATTGATGTAGGCGATGAAGCTGTGAAGTACGCAGAGGAACATGGGGATTATCAAGACCATACACTTACTTTGAGAACGTCCAATGATTACGATGTCGATAAAGACGGTTTGACACTGAAAAACGAAGCGGAATACGCATCATTCGTAGAATCTAAAGGGTATGATGTTTTAAGTGGTGCCGCTCTTCATGCGGAGAAACGATTAAAAGAAGAATTTGAAAAATGAAAAAGTACATTGGAACAAAACAGATTGAAGCTGAACCTATGAAAATGGGCGAAGCTGACGAAAAATGCTTGATTGCAGTAGGTGGAAAGCTAACAAAAGAAGAACGGTCTATAAATGGCTATCATGTGAAGTATGATAATGATATAGAATCATGGCTTCCTAAAGATGAGTTTGAGGAAACATATAAGTGCGCTGATACTTTCCTTGACCGTTTGCTTATTGAGCAGCAGGATTTAGCCGAAAAGTTTAGTAAGCTGTGTGCTTTTGTAGATACTCCCAAGTTTGAAGAAGTTGTAAAAAATGAACACCAACGTGATTTGCTTCTGCAACAGCGTGATTATATGGGCGAGTATTTGAACATTCTCAATCAACGTATCAAAGCATTGGGATGATAGTAACTACCGACATAGGAAACATTCTCTACCGGGATTGCAAGGCTTTCGGAATAAGCATAGTACCCAACGGGGAAACGCTGACGGGTGAATTGAAGTCCGAAAGGATTGTCATTCACACGAAGAAGCAACAGCCGGGGACTTATTGGAAGAAGTCTTTCGCAGAAGTGAATCTTTGTGTGCCCGATTTGAGCAAGAATGAAGCCAACTCTATCCGACTGAATGAGCTTGAAAGACAAGCTATGAAGATATTAAGGAGTACAGGTTCCTATAATGGTTCTTTTTATCGCTATTCTATCTATAATATAGGAACGGAAGCGGATACTGCTTTAAAGTGTCATTATGTGAATGTTAGTGTTTTGTTTGAAGTTTTAAATGTAAAATAGTTATGGCAGAGAATAAAAAAATTGTGGTGGTAAACCTTCAGAAGCTGGAGGTTGCGCCGATCGGGGCTGGTGGTGCCGAAGGTTCTGTTTTTGAAGAAGTCCCGGTAGTTCATGAGGACACCTTCACTTATGAGGATGAAGATCCGGAGGTTAAGGATTACAAAGATGTAGCTGGAAATACCTATTATTCCTCTAAAAAGCCGGGTGCGGTTAAGATCAATGCTTCTATTGGTATGTATGATCTTGAAACTAAGGCTAAATTCCAAGGAGGTAAGTTTACTGCGGGTTCAGAGAGTAAGCCGGGTACATGGGAACGTGCCGATCATGTAGAAAGTAAAGAGTTTACCGTCCGTGCCACAACTGAAGATGGTGTGAAAATTATTTTTCCTCGTGCCGGTGTTTCTGCTTCTGGTAAAGCGAATGAAAAGGCAATTGGCTTAGCCCTTGTTTTTACGGCGTTGAAACCAACCAAAGCCGGCGTTCCTATTGAGCGCTGGGAAGACGGGGAGGATACAACTTTGGGTGGATAAGTTAATGACGAGGGTGAGCAATCACCCTCTAATATTTAAACTATGAGTGAGGTTTCAAAAAACATATCAGAGTTACTTTCCGGTACTTATGGAAAAGCTATTGTTGTAGGGGGAACAGTATATGTAATCAAAGCTCCTTCTATCAAAGTGATAATGAGGGCTACCCAATATTTAAGTAAGGTCGATTTACCGGAAAATGGCACTGTGCGGGAATTAATGAAGGTCGCTCCTGTCAATTTGGAGAATATCGTCAAGGGACTTTCATTCTTGGTGGTTGGTGATGTCCCGAATTATCAAAAAAGAGCTGAAAGCCTCGAACGGCAGATGCTTTCAGGTTCTAAAGAAGAATTATTGCAAGCGTATTTTGTCGCTTTTGAGTTAATAACCGGACGTGATTTTTTCGTAGTCTGCCAGTTAGCGATGGAGCTGGCAAATCTAACAGTAAAACCCAAATAGTAGGAGGAAATACCATCGTAGGAAGTATTACCTTATTCATGGAAAATTTGAACCTTTCTTACAGGGAGGTGTATGAGGATCTTCCTTATCTTCTTTTGCTCTTGATGAGTGCTGATAAACCGAGGGCTGTCTATGAGGACAAAGAGAAAACTGAAGTAAAAAAGATGTCGGGAAAGGATCTTATGAGACAAAAAAGAGGAGCATGATTCTATATTCACGACAATCTTTTCATTGTCATGTATCTATTCCCATAAAATTCTACTACTTTATTGGTCTGATGTACTTTTATCCAAAACATTGATGTATGCCTAAATTAGCGTTTCACATAGAAGCTGACTATCAAAAAGTCATTAAGTTACGGGAAGAGATAGATAAGTTAAAATCTACTATTGCCGGGATGGATAGTAATACTTCTCCGGCTACTTTCCGAGCAATGGAAGTTCAACTTGCTAAAAATACGAAAGAATTGGATTCTCTTGTCACTTCCGCAGTACGTGCAGGCAATGAAATAAACCAAGGTTTTAAAAAGAAAATATTCGATGCTTCGCAAGTTGTAAACGGATTATCAGAAAAAATTATCACTCAAAAAGCTGTTATTAAAGATGTAGAGACTGATGTAAAACGACTTGGAGAGGCCTATCGTATTGCATTGAAAAGAAATCCATTGTCCGCTAATGAGAAATTGGAAGAATACAACGCTGCACGCAAGGCCTTGGATGGAGAGAAAGCTGCTTTATTTGGATTAACGCAAGAACAGGCTAATGCACGACTATCGGTAAAAAAACTACGTGACGAGTATACTTTATATCGACAGGAGGGTATAGAGAATGTCGGTGTGACAAAGCAGATAGAACAAGCGATGTCTAATGTCGGCAAAAAATTATTGGGAGGATACTCCATTAAGGAGTTTCTGTCAAACATGGTTCGTGTTCGTGGCGAGTTTCAAGCAGCAGACACCGCTATTCAAACTTTGCTTGGAAGCAAAGAAAAGGCGGATGAACTTATGTCACAAGTCCGTGAATATGCAAAGATTTCTCCTCTTGAGTTTTCTGATGTAACCCAAGCTACGCAGATGATGTTAGGCTTTAATATCGAGGTCGAGAAAGTACCACGTTATTTACAGGCTATTGGCGATGTCTCTATGGGAGATACCCAAAGGTTTAACTCGCTTACGTTGGCTTTCTCTCAAATGTCGGCAGCAGGAAAGTTGATGGGGCAAGATCTTAATCAGATGATTAATGCCGGATTCAATCCGTTACAAATCATGTCTGACAAAACAGGAAAATCTATTGCTGCACTTAAAGAAGAAATGTCCAATGGAGCAATTTCCGCAGAAATGGTACAACAGGCGTTTATTGACGCTACAAGCGCAGGCGGAAAGTTCTATCAGATGTCAGAGAACGCTTCAAGGACTATCAATGGCCAGTTGTCAATGATGCAAGATGCAATGGATGGTGTTTTTAATGAATTGGGACAAAAGTCGGAAGATGTAATAATAAAAGGGATTCAAACAACCACTTCTTTGATAAATAACTATGAAACTATTGGAAAGGTACTTGTCGGTCTGATCGCAACATACGGAACATATCGTACAGCGGTAATGCTTGTAACAGCAGCTGAAAGTAAACATACTATTGTTGAGATAGGGCTTACTAATGCTCGCATATTAGCTCGTAAGGCTCAATTAGCATTAAATGCAGCTATGATAACCAATCCATACGTTGCACTCGCTACGGTGGTTGCAGGACTTTCCGCTACAATGTTGGCTATGTCTACAAGTATCACTTCGGCAGAAAAAGCGCAAAAACGATTCAACGAAGAACAGGATAAGATGATTCAACGTGAGGAAGAACGAAAGAATAAAGTTGAATCATTAATACGTGTAATGCAAGATGAGGCAGAAACGGAATTAGCTAAAATATCCGCTTATGAACAATTACAAAAACTATCACCTGCTATAACAGGAGCATATAAACGGGAAGAGTTAGCTGTACTTGATTTAGCGGAGGCAAATAAGCTATTAAACAAAGAGCGTGACACAAATACTTATGATTCCTATATCCGGAATATAGATGAATCTATTTCGAGATTAAAGAGGTTGCGAGAAGAAAATGGGAGGCTTATAGGTGTGTCACCATCAACGGGAGTACCATTAACAGTCAACAATAATAAAGCTATTGCAGAAGAAGAGGCATATCTTAAACGTCAACAAAAAGCATTAGATGATTTCAAAAGAAAATTATCAGAGACAAAAACTGAAACTACAAAGGAAGAAACAAGGAATAAATCCTACTGGGAAAAGCTGAAAAAAGATGCTAAAGTTGCTCGTGATGCTTTGGATATTTCTAAGAAAAATTCAAAAGAATGGAATGAATATACCAAACAGATACAGGAGGCTCAGGATCAAATAGACAAATACTCCAGTTCAAATAAAAAAGATAAGAATGCTGAAAATCAAATCAAGCAACAGAAGAAATTGGCTAACGAACTTCTTTCCTTCCGCCGTCAAAATCAACAGTCCGAAATCGACTTGATGAAAGAAGGATCCGACAAGAAGATTGCCCAAATTTATCTTGACTATGACAATGAGATCGCAGCCATACTCGCCAAGGAGAAAGAATGGAAAGACGCGCAAGGCGGCAAACTGAGCAAAGAGCAGACTGTGGAGATCCGTACCGCTTTGGTCAATTCATACGTTAAACGAGAGCAATCGACCTCCAATGTGAATAAGGAACAACTGGAGGAAGAGAAATGCGCCATGAACGAATACCTGAAAGAATACGGCTCGTATCAGAAAAAGCGTCAGGCTATCACGGCTATTTATAATGAGAAAATAGCAAAGGCTACAACGAAATGGGAACGGCTTTCCCTTGCAGAAGGTATGAAAAAGGAACTGGCAGACGTGGATAATGAAGCCCAAAAGAGTACCTCCATTATCACCCGGCTGTTTGATGATATGAGTAAAAAGAATATCACCTCTATTCGTGCCATTGCGGATGA